AATTTTCTTACCAGCTTTAAACTTTGTTTTCATAGCTATTACAGCTTGCCTATGAGTAAGATTCAGGTCTCTTAGTCTTACATACTCTCCATGAGCACTTCCGCCAAATCTAGAAAATGTATGCTCTTCAAAAGCTTTTCTCCATTTTTCGTTTATCTCTAACGCTTTAGGTAAATTCATAGTATTATGTTCCCAGTAAAATTTAGGAGAAAATTCTAACTTATTAAAACCAAATTTATTAGGATCTCTACTTTGTGCTGAGTAATCAATAATACCGTCTAATTCTTCTATAAAAGGAGCTAGGTCAAGAACTGTTGTTTGCACTTCGTCAATTATCTTTTGAGATAGTAACCATTCTAGTGTTTCATCTAAGCTTTGTTCTGTTTCTTTTGGTAATCCTATTATGAAGTAAGCTGTAGTCCATATATTATCTTTACCTTTATCTTTTAACAAGTGCAAAAGCTCTTTTACCCTATTAGGATCTAGTCCTTTTCCCGCTGCTCTTCCCGCATTTCGATTTAAAGTTTCTATACCGTACCAACCTGCCACATAACCAGAAGCTAGCATCTCATCAATCATTTCTGGGTATTTGTGAAACGGATCAATTCTAACATAACTCGCCCATTCTATTTTAAATGGTAGTTTAGCAGTCATATCTGCCCAAGCACCTACAAAAGAACGGTTATCATTAAAACAATCGCTTGTTATATTATATTTACGAACACCTAATTCATTATAGTTTCTTATAAGCTCTTCACTTAAGTCTTGCATATCTCTTTTTGCTGAAGATCTTTTATCATAAAAACAAAACTTACAATCAAAAGCACAACCCCTACTAACTTCTAAAGGAGCCCAGTGATAAGGCTCAAAACAGTCTTCTACACCGTATAAAGTACCAGGAACTATTCTATTACTTATTAATTCAGGGGTATTAGATAATAAAAAAGGTATACCCTGTTTTATCTTATTAGGAAGAATAGGCATACCAGCTTTAAGAGATTTGATATAAGATACTATAGCTTTATCCGCCATACCGCAGAATAACATATCGCAGTATTTTTTGATACAATAGTCTTCTGGAGCTAAATCACACATTTGCAGAATACGGTTTGTTCTGCCGCCTCCAAGAATGATTTTGCATTTAGGGCTTTTATTATCTAAAACTTTTCTTAGCTTTTCAAACCAGTTTCCTAATACTTGATTAGAGTTTTTCCACAAGTATAATGTTTGCGCCTCTATGTCCTTACTCATATCAATAGACATACCAGATCCTTCTGCTAGTTTATGACTATTATCAGGAGCAAGTAAAAAGGTAGTAGAAATAGCTATGGCAAGTGTATCTCTATTAATAAGTTTTTCGATATAAGAGAAAAAAGCGTCATCTGATAAAAAAGTAAACCAATCTAAAACGATTGCTTTAAAACCTTCACGTTTCAAAGCTGATTTTATCACATAAGGTCCAGCGTATCTGGCTGGATAAGATTCTTTAGAATGATTAGGAATATCAGAGAGTATGATTACATCATTACTCATCAATTAAAAGCCTATTTTAAGTCTAACCCAATTCAGCAGTTCATTAGTAGGGTACTTAGCATGAACATAATTTTTACACGCACCGTTTTTTAGTATCATAAAACAGGGAAAACGGTTTGGAATTGAAGAATATCGGTATAAGAGCTCACTATCTTCATCTGCTTGCTCAATTACTACATCTGGATATTCATTAGAGATTGCCTGAAGCTGTTTTGCAACATAAGCTGTAAGCTTAGCATCACTAGAATGGGCAAAACCAATAATTTTATGACTCATTTAATTGTTCCTGTAACTGTTGGATAATAGCCTGAAGCTCAGCAACAGTCCCTTTTAGAGCTACAACCTCTTCGTGAAGATAAGTAATATCTCCCCCTAAATCAGAAGCTGCTTCATTTATTTTAGAGTGTAATGATCTTACTTCATTACGGAGAGTTTTTTCGGTTACATACATATTGATACTATACCTATAATTATTAGTAGTGTCAATAAAATAGTTCTTTTAACCGTCTCTGCTTATAATCTACTTTAGCGGGAGTTCTTGCAGTATGTAAATAAATATCATAGTTGCTAATTGATGATTCTACTGCTATATTAAACTTAATGATAATAAATAAAGGTAACTTATGCATAAACGACCTAAACTAATTGAAGCACTTCAAGTTCTTAAAAGTCTCGCACATATTAATGAAGAATGCGCTGAGGCTTTAGAAGAATATAATAATTTTCTAGCACAAGGACAAGAGTTCTTTGCTGCTCGATTTGTGGTGGATATTGTAGACCACTACTATCATGTTTTAGACTCTAAAGGAATTGCGCATGGCTAAACGTAAGTCTGTAGTACCGACTGGCTTTAGTCTTAATGGATACTCTAGCTGGGACATTAAACGAACAATTCGTGAAGCAGAGAATATAGCTCGCTGGAATCCTTGGCTCGCTCATGCTTGGATGGAGGAAGCTCGCAATCAATTATCTCTTGACGCGCCCTTCTTTAAAGAGTATGATGAAGCTGTAGATAGGATTAATGAGCGTTGGACTGTTCAACGTAATTTTATCTGGTATAATGAATCTGATTTTTGGAACTTTAATGGAGAGCCTCGTGAGCCTGCACTTCTAACAAAAACCTATGAATGACTAACCCGAATTTTAAATAAAAATTAACTTGACCTTAATCGAAATATCTGCTAATTATAAAGGAACAAAAATGTTTTTTAAACTTACCGCTAAAAACGCTTATCGTGATCTTGTCCGTAACGCACGTCGAATCGTAATTGCTGACATGAGCGACAGCGAAAAAAGCGAAGCTTTTAAAGAACTGTATAAAATGCTACAACCGAAGTTGTATGAGAATGAACAATCGCTTAACTCTCAGGCAGCTTTTGCACAGCGTTGTGAGCATTGGAATAAGCTTGACATCAGCTCAATCCGACCTGTGAAAAATATGAAAAATCCTTGGCTAAGCTTCAAACGCGAGTTTGAAAGCATGTTGCAAGCGATGGACAACTCTTCTTATTCGGAAAACGTCAGAAGTGTGTCTCGATCTCTGAGTTGGTTTTATACTAATGACCATCGGGATGATTGGATTGTTGACTGAGCGCACGTAGTGCGCCAGGAGGTGTAATGGCTAAAAAGCAACAAGTAGATTTAGTGTGGAAAGTTCTGTCTGGAATGCCGATTGAGGTATTTGATGAAGAGAACTACTCAGTCTGGGAAAATGAAGTGTGGGAACTTGTGCGTCCTCGACCGGAGGGAGACTTCGCTGGGACGCGTATTATTGGTAGTGCTAATATGGTAACAGCCTTAAACATGCTTCATCAGAAAATGCTTATTGAATATGAATTCAATAACGCTAGCAACGCTATGGATACTTTTAAAGAAATTTTAGATGAACTTCAACAAGAACGTCTAATTCGTAAAAAACCACAAAAAATAAGAGAAACATTTAAAATAGTATGAGGAAACTATGGAAGCTGCTCTAAAACAAGAAATTAAAACAGAAATCAATCGTATTGTAGATCTAAACAAAGATATTAAGAATGAATATGGAATTCCTATTCCGACTATTACAAAAGTAGTTACTATTCTTCGAAAACAAAATCTTGAAGAAGAAGAGCAAAAATGGGAAGAAATTAAAGAGTTTGTAGATATTTGCAGCTAAGTTTTACGCTTAGCTATGGCCCTGTACCACAAGTACAGGGCTTTCTTTTACGTATAGCAGGACACCATGAATATTTTAGGAATTAATGCTTATCATCACGATAGTTCTGCCGCAGCTATTTCTGGTGCTAAGATTATAGGAGCCTCTCACGAGGAACGTTTTACTAGGAAAAAATTTGATAACTCTTTTCCTCACAATACTATTTCTTGGTTAAGAGATACGTATAATGATTACGACTTTGTAGTTTTTAGCGACAAGAAGAACTATTCTAGATTTAAATCAGATATTAAAAAATACTCTAATGCTTCTCCAGTATTAGTTGACCATCACGAAGCCCATGCTATGAGTTCTATTTTAATGAAAGATTGGAGCTCTTGTGCTGTTATGGTAGTTGATACTGTTGGAGATACATATTCTACATCGCTTGGCTACTATGATGGTATTACTATCAGATGGTTAAAGCGTTTTAAATATCCAAATTCTTTAGGGCTATTTTACTCAGCAGCAACTCGTCTTTTAGGTTTTGAACCACTTGCAGACGAGAGTAAGGTCATGGCAGCTGCTTCTTATGGCAGTCCTAAGTGGCAAGCGCTTATTGAATCTAAAATACTCAATATTACAAATGATGGGTATCAAGTATTAACAGATCTTGAACGTGGAGTAGGGTATGGGGTATTAGACTGGGATATAGCTTCCTCTGTTCAGACTGTTCTAGAAAAATCTTTAATTTCTTTAGCTACTTGGTTGCATAAAGAAACAGGTAGTCTACGACTAGCTTATGCTGGAGGAGTAGCTTTAAACTGTGTCGCAAACACAAAAATACTATTAAATACTGATTTTGAAGAAATAGCTATTCAACCAGCAGCAGGAGATGCTGGATGTGCTTTAGGAGCAGCAGCTATAATTTCTAGACCTTTATGGGAAAATGCTTATTTAGGTGTTTCAGCTACTAATAACACTACTTCTGATGATTGTGCAAAACGATTATTAAATAATGAGATTGTGCCTATTATTCATGGTCGCGCTGAGTTTGGTCCTCGTGCTTTAGGTAATAGAAGTTTTTTAGCTATTCCTACACAAGAAAATATTAAAAAATTAAATATTATAAAAAATAGACTTAAGACTAGCTGGCAACCTTATGCAGCTGTTTGCTTAGAAAAAGAAGCTAATGACTTTTTTGATATAGCTCAAAAATCTTATGATATGTTATTTACAGCAAACGCAACAAAAAGTAATTTTACAACTACTGATAATACTGTTAGACTTCAAGTAACCAACTTAACAAAAAATTCTTACTTACATAGAATTTTAGACATTACTAGACAATACGGGTATCCTATACTTATTAACACTAGTTTAAATGCTCAGGGTAAACCTATTGTAAATACGAAAGAAGATTATGAAAAAGAACTTTAACTACGTCACAGATATGCAAGTAGATACTTTATCTACCGGTAGAACTTATCATACTCCAGACGGTTCTTATCCGTCTTTAACTACAATATTAGGTAAAACGTCTCCTAATCAGGTGTGGCTTCAAAAATGGAAGGATCGAGTAGGGGAAGAAGAAGCTGCTAGAGTATCAAAAGAAGCTACTGATAGAGGTACATGGGTTCATGAGATAGCTGAAAAACACTTCAATGGAGAAGAAGTATTTACAGGTATGCACAATCTTCCAAGAGATGTTCGTCAAATGAGTACTGATTTGATTAGGATAGTGGAAACCGGTCTAGAAGAAGTTTGGGGACAAGAACAAATTTTATGGAGTAATCGGTACAAATATGCTGGTAGAACAGATATGGTTGGTATTTGGAAAGGAAAACCTTCTATTATTGATTTTAAAACTTCTAAAAAACCTAAAGCGTCTACACAGATTAAAGATTATTTTATTCAATGTTGTGGCTATGCTGTAGCGCACAACGAAATGTATGGCACTGGTATAAAAGATATTGTTATCGCTATGACAGTTTTAGACGGTCAACCTATATTATTTGAGAAAAGCGCAGTTCCTTTTTTACCTGAGTTAAAAAATAGGATAAAACAGTTTGAAAATCTTAGTTAATTGTGGCGATAGTTGGGCTAACGGTGACTATTCTTGGATCGATACTACTTCAATTGATTACTCAACTAAGCCTTTTATTACTAATAGCTACATGTATAGACTTATAACAGATTTTATTAAACCTCACAGGGTATTTTGGAATGCTTGTGGTGGTTCTTCCAATATGGAACAAGTATATAAATTAAAAAAATTTATTAATGATCAAGGAGTTGATTTTTTCAAAAATAATAGCGTAGTAGTATTTTTTGGAATAACTTCTGTATCTAGACTGTTTTTAAATAATAAAACCTACTATACTCAAAAAGAATCTTTTGATTTTTATCAGTTTCAACAAGTATATATGCCATTTGATAATGAG